TGAAACATACAAGACCTTGATAAGTTTGTCGAAGGTATTATTGCCCGATGCACAACTGTCAATAAGCAAAACCATTGAATCAATTGCAAACGAGAAAGCGAAGAAACTAAATGGCAAACTTAAAAAAGTATAACGTACACGCAGCGATCTGTCCTGATTGTAATGGTAATGGATATGTCAAAGCGGTATTAGAAGAAGGAAGAGAACACGTGGTATTGCAGTGTCAAACATGTGATTCGGAAGGGGAGATATATGTGGATGAGTCCGAAGTTGTGGAGTCTTATATCGATGCTGATTATCCTACAGATCATGATGGCAAGTTGCACTAGAGATCTTAGTCCTAATCCGTATACAACTATACTGCGTATGGTGGTAACGCATGAATAATAATTATTATTTAGATATCGCTTACATTGCAGGACTTTTTGATGGTGAGGGCTGTGTTACATATAAAAAGTACAAAGAAAAAAAGAAAAATGGTACTTATGACTGTTGGCGTATCAACATGGAGATTGCTATGACGGATCAAAACGTCATAGAACTTGTGCATGAAACGTTAATGGTTGGTACAGTTAGACCTAAGAAAGTACCTAAAGGTATGAAAAAACAATGGCGTTGGCGTTGTACGTTTAGAGACTGTCTACAAGTTTGTAAAAAGTTATGGCCACACGTTGTAGTTAAGTTACATGATATTGAGAAAGTAATTGATCACTACGAACCTAACATACAATCGTTAGATGATAATGTTGTAAATATGCAGTGGTATAAACAATGGATAGAAAAAAATGTTTGATAAATATATTTATAATTTTTTAATGTGGGTAAACCATTACTCAACAAAACTTACATCTTGGTCTTGGTGTATGTTATACTCTGATAGGAATAAAGGTTATGGAAATAGACGAAGACAAAAAAATAGCGAAGATCTTAAAAAAGGTGAATAAGAATAAATCACAGTTTGGACTAGGACAGGTACCTACTTACGGTAAGTCTAGATCCGGTCGTGAGTATGGTGGGTTTATAAAAGAGTCTACCTATAATAAGATGAAGTATAAAGCAACGAACCGAGGTCGTAATATAAATAAGAAAGGTCCTTATGAAATTTAAATATGATGGTAAGTCTAGACCTAGTAATAAGGCTTATGATGATAACTATAATAGAATTTTTAAAAAAGATCATGATAAGTTTAATAAACTACAGCAAGAACAACGGGACCTTGATGAGAGTTACCAACAATCTAAACGCAACAAGAAAGAACACAGTAATGAAGAAAAGTAATCCTATAGCGAGAGAAGTTAGAACTCCTAAGTTTAAACCTAGAGTAATTGCGTCTAAAAAAATATATAATAGAAAAAAATTAAATGATAAAAAAATCTAATAAATACAACTATATACGTGGTAAACAGCTCACGGACCCCGGATCAGGGACCAGGGTTTACGAAATAAGTAATTATAGACTTCCCAGTGTAACTACGATACTAGGCGCTACAAAAAACACAGAATTTTTAAAAAAATGGAAGGCTAAAGTCGGTGAAGAACAAGCAGAACGTATCAAGAATTTATCTAGTAGCAGGGGTACCTGTATGCATAAATTCCTCGAGCACTATGTACTCGGAACTGGTTGCGTTGATCTTACAAGCATCGGACAAGAGGCGCGTCCCATGGCCGACAAAATTATTGAGATTGGTCTTGCGCCAGTGGAAGAGTATTATGGTTCTGAAGTTATGTTACACTACCCAGGTTTATACGCGGGCTCAACAGATTTGGTTTGCTTGCATAATGGCAAAGAAACTATTGTTGACTTCAAGCAGTCTAACCGTCCGAAAAAAGAAGAATGGATCGAAGACTATTACATGCAAATTGCCATGTACGCCATGGCCCACGACTACGTCTACGGCAGTAAGATTGAGCAAGGAGTTATCATGGTATGCACGCCTGACTTATATTATCAAGAATTCAAAACTGAAGGTGCAAGCCTTCGAGCCTGGAAACACAAGGCACTAAAACGAATCGATATGTATAATGAACTTATGCACGATGAAAAAGAAAGAATCAAACCAATGAAAGCAGAAGAGTTTACAAAATGAATTGTTGGCACTGCGGGCATGAATTGATATGGGGTGGAGACCACGATACCGAAGATAATGAGGATTATGATATAGTTAGTAACTTATCGTGTCCTAAGTGTCATTCAGCAGTTGACGTGTGGCATCCATCGGAAAAACTAATAAAGGAGTACAAAGACCATGAATGATATGTTGTTTAGAACGCTTCTAAAAAGATATGAAGCAAACATAGAGGACGCATTGTACAAGATACAATCGTTTAATGAGAATAATATAATAATACCAGAACACATAGATATAACAGGTGAGGTTGACAAACTGTTACTAATTATTGCTGAAGCTGAGGATAAAGTGGCAGTAATGAGGAAATATTATGTCAAAAAAGAGGCAGATAAGGCAATATTGTGACATTGCAGCAACATTGTGTTGTAAAATTACCACACCATAATGACAATGTATATGTATGGTAAAAAAAATAAAAATAAAAATAAAAACTACTATAGAAATAATGTCATTCTGTCACTTTGAGCTATTAATGTTGGTATACAACAATAAAGTATGCCAAAATGTTCTAAAAAAAAGTGTCACCTGACAGATTATTTTGTCACCTATGGCAGTGTTTCAGTTTGCCTATGCGCGCGCGATACAAAATCCTGGAAAAACTGATTTTTTTTAGATACATATACAAATATGAAATCCAGAAAAAAATCTAGAAGAATTGATTCTTACAACAAACCTAAATTGGTCAAGCAAGCTGTTAAGTTTCCTTACAAGCGTGTACGTATAGATTGGATTGACATTATCACTGAAGGCGGCTGGGGTAGTGTAAAAGAATTTAAAGACATGAAGTTAGCAACACCTGTAAGTGAGGGTTGGTTGTTTAGTAAGGATGATGAGACGGTAAGAATCTTTGCTGGTTATGACGTAGATGATGACGGGTCTATTACTTTTTCTGAGCGTTCTGTTTTTCCGACTTCTTGTGTGAAGAAGATAACGAAGGTTCACTAATCTCAATTGCCTCAACAACCTCAGCATCATCACTTAAAAGACTTGCGTAGTCTTCTTCGATCTGTGCCATCTTCATTTCTAGTTGTTCTTCTGTCATATCTTCTAATTTGCCATGTTTTATTATTTTTCTGTCTATGTATAGTCCTCCTGCCTTTCCTCGATTTGTTTCAGCGTTTACAGCTGCAGAGAAAGAATTCTTTTTTAAGGCAAGATCTTTAATTCTAGCTAATTCTGTTATATGGCTTTCGTAAGTCACACCATATTTTAACATTCGTTCTATTTTTAATTCATCTAAATATTTAACAACCAGTGGTGAGTTTCTTGGGTTAGTAAGTTCTGATCCCTCCTGTCTACATCTTTTTTCTGAATAGCCTGCAAGTTTTGCTGCTTCTCCTTTGTTGACTGGTCCTTCAGGTCCACCAAATACTAAATATTCAGCAAATCTTTTTTGCATTTCTGTTAATCTTTTTGGAACTCCCATATTGACTTTTTAAGGTAACTATCCTATATTGTCAATAGCATGAAAGACAAGCGTACATACACAAATAAGAAAGAACATGGAGAAGATATGAGTCACGAGAATGAATCTAAAATAGACACTACACCTATTCAACTTTTAACAGAGCAATACAGGGATGATTTAAAAAAATATCAAGACAGAGAAGGTTTGTATATTCAAACTGAAAATCAATTAAAAGGTACAAAACAAATTGTAATTGAAATGTCTAGTACAATACGAGAATTAAAAACTCAAAATAATAACTTTCAAGCAGAAATAGCTAGACTTAATGAAGAGATTCAACTATTAGAAATGCAGATAAAAAAATAATGAGAGTTCAAGACTTACAGGAATTTTTATCTAAATTCACAGAAGCTAAAAGTGACGGCAGTAGACAAGGTAATGCTATTTCTAATGCGATCATAATGGTAGAAGTAAATGGTTATTTAGAAAAGATTACAAAGATGGAAGTACACGAAAACAACACACCGATCGTAGGCCAAACTGGACACAGTGCGCACCGTCTTGTATTAAAAACAACTAAAAAATCTAATTTAATTATACCACCAAAACTTAATTATTAAGTGCAGTGGTTACCTTAAAAAACATATGGGCCCAGAGGCTAAATTCTATCAACAAATTAAAAGAAATTTTAAGCAACTTTCGCTTATTCGAATTGAAAACAGTAGCTTACTTGGGACTCCTGATCTATTGGTCTGTAATACTTCTGGGAACTTTTGTACTTTAGAAATTAAAGTTACAAAAGGTAATAAAATTAGATTTAGTCCACATCAAATTGCCTTCCATAAACGTCATCCTGACAATACATTTATCATAGCAAAGGCCCTTGGTCCTTGCTCCTCTAAAACTTCTCCAATATCCATGTACCATGGTTCTAGGATCAGGGAGCTTGCTGCTTGTGGCTTGAAGCTTGATGCTTGTTACTCTGGTTGGGACGCTTGTCGCTTGGCGCTTGAAGCTTGACGCTTTCTAAATATTGGAGCGTGAGGCTTGGAGCTTGAAGCTTGTTGCTTGACGCTTGGATCATAACGTTGCTTCCA